TATGGTTGATAACGATGAGGCGGTTGATTATACCCCGCACGAGGGCAAAAGAGTTAATCCGGGTGGAATCATTAACGCTTGGAACGAAGGGGCAAAGATAGCCAAGGGGGATGTTATTGTTCAAATGAGCGATGATTGGAGTCCCCCGAGATACTGGGATGCCCTAATTTTGAGCAAGATCGACAACCTAGAGGCTGAAAGGGTGCTGGCAGTATCAGATGGCCTCCGAACCGACAAACTGCTTTGTATGGCTATCCTAACGCAAAAGAGGCTACGCAAGCAGGGGGGAAATATGTTCCACCCATCCTACCAAGAATCGGACGGCATTTATTCCGATAACGAGTTCACGGATAGAGCCAATCAGTTTTTTTATTTTTGTAATGAATGACTTTAGCACCCAAGGAAAGAGCGATCTCCTCTGTTTTGTCTGGCGTAGCTGACCCCCCAGCCATACAAACAATAATTTCTTCTGCGATGGGCTTAAAAGATTCAATGACTCGCTTAATGTGGGCTTCTTCATTTCCAGCGATTAGGTAAAGGGAAATAGGGATTTTCATTTCAACTAGGATTTCTAATTATTGAGGGATGTCAATTAAAAGAAAAAGGGGGAGCAGGTTATTCACCCACTCCCCCTTCTTCAGAGGAAACAACCAACAATTCTTTAGGCGAAGTTTGTGGTGATACGAACCGCCGCATTCGGGTCAATCACGACCTCATCGGTGTTCATACGCACACGCAACACTTGGCTACGACGAGCTTCGTCACGATAGCTTTCAGAGACGAAACCACCAGCCGAGTCACCCGACCAAACCAAGGTGCGTCCGATTCCACCAGCGGTGAACTCACCACCAGCAATCTGACCTACGATGATCTTGGTGTCTGGAACAACGAACGAACCAGAATAGGTTTTGTTCTTGCCAGCAGAGTTGATTGCCGCACGACCTACTAGGAGATTCTGCACTCCCAGAGCCGCCGCAATTTCAGCTTCGCTCAACAACCGAGCACCAGTATTCGAGATAACTCCGAAGAACTGATTCTGGAGGAGGGTAGAGCGTCTGATTAACTCAAACACATTGGCAGACATCGCAACGCAATTTGGCTCATAACCATACTGGTTAAGAGCCAATTTGGCCGCCGCCACATCACGAGCCACATCAACTGTTGCCACTAATGCTTGGGTGTAGGCAACTGCACGAGTCTGGTCAGCGATGGTGAAGGGAGTCGTTGCATTCCAGAGAAGATCGGATACCCGCTTCTCGTGGGAGAGCTTCAACTGGCGGAGCAAGAACTTCGCTGTTTCGGCCTCGTATGAGAAGAAGCGGTTTAAGTCTTTAGCCGAATCATCTGGAATTAATTCTTCCAGTCCTACCTCTTCGGTTGAATAATTTGCCGATGAGAATGAACGGATTCCGCGAGAGTAGCTCGCTCCGCTGTCACGAGCCGTTGCATTGTTCGTCAGCAACTCTGCACCGCCGAGTTGGACTTTGAGGTATGTTCCAGCCTTTGCATCAACATTCTGCAAGGGGAGGAGTTGTGCTCCGATCAAACCGACATCGGCTTGAGGGGCTTCAATGAGGGCTTGGTTTAGGTCTGCCCGAATGGTTGAACCGCCGCTAATGTAACTCATTTTTTATATTCTTTCTGGGTTGGTTAAATTACTGGGTTAAAGGAACTGCAACCTCGATGACTGCATCAGCAAGAGCAGTTTCGAGAGCAACTCCGACAACGCCGACATTGGCCGCCGCTGTGGTCACAAGGCCAGAACCAGTCGTAGCAACGAGGTTGCCAGCGGTGATTCCGTACTCGGAAGTTGCAAAGAAGGTTGGGTAGAACAGTTTGACTGCTTGGTTGTCACCGGCCGCACAATCAGCAATGGTAGAACCAATGCAACGAGCAGAGCCAGAAACAGCCGCACGAGCCGTTCCGTCTGTGTGAATCTCAACGAATCGGTAAGCCGAAATCGCAGAGGCGAAGTTAAAGGTGCGAACTGCACCACCGTCAATGTTTGTAGCCATTTTAGTATTATCCTTTGTTTAGAGTTTGGTAATACCACGAGACAGAGCCTCGGAGTATTCTTTGGGGTTGGACAGCATCACGGCTTTCATTGCCTTGAGCTTGCTTGTTCCGTAGTCGCTATGGGCGGCCACGAGAGCTTCAAAAGTTTTGGGTTCTTCCTTTTTCTCGGAAGGAACTTCGATTGAAGGGGAAGCGGGGATGGGCTTAATGCCGAACTCGGTGAGAACTTTCTTCACAACCGCACTCATCTCCTCGGTATCATCTTCTTTTTCAGAAGGCTCAACCTCAACCGAAATTTCGGGGGCGGGAGTCTCGGAGGGCTTCTTGTCCTCGGCCATCTCCTCTTTCTTCATTTCCTCTTTGGGTTTCATCGCATCTTCCAATGCGGCGAGACGAACTTTGATTTCGTCCATATCTTTTTTGTAATCTGTGTTTTCCATATTTGTTTTGTCCTTTTTGTCAAGTGGAGATTCCTCCACGGCTTGTTTAACTACGGCTGGGATTGTCTTTCCTCCGCTTACATATCCCAGCTTTTCCATAAACTTTACCATTTCTTCAAAGAGGCCATTGGTGGCCGCAGGGGAGGAAACTAAATCAGCAGAGGCGATGCTCTGGGGGCGAATGTAATCCTTGCCGTTGATGGTCTCGGACTCATTCACGAAAGCTAATGAAACCCCAAACTGGTCGGGGGCTTCCGATGCCATCTCTTTAATCAATCCGTAGTGGGGCGAGTTGCGGAGCAAGCGGAGGTCGGCAACAAGTCTGTCCCCTTCAATGCGGGGGTTTCTGGCAAAGCCCACAACTGCGTCCAATCCGCTTCCGTGGTTCATCTTAACCTTTACGCCATTCTTTGCCTTACCCATAAGTTTGAGGGCAGTTTCTAGGCTTGTTTTATCCACGAAAAGGTCGTGTCCTTTAGCCTCTCCCACCTCCAAAATGCTCACCCCGCCTAGCTCCATTTCCTCTAGCTCCTCGTCCCGATAGGTCGAATAGGCAACTGCCGCCCTTTGTTGCTCGTCCGGAAAGTCGCTGATAGCTTGCTCGTCACCCATAAAGCGGGAAACAAAGTCTTGCTCTGATTCGTCTGCGGAAGGTAGGGGTAGAGGCATAAATGCCTAGATTATGTCAAAGGAGATCGCCGTCTGCCTTGCGGTAGGAGTCTTTGACCTCACCCCCGCCAGCCATCTTGAGAAACTTGTTCACCCTTGCCATCGCCCAAGCGTTGCGTGAGTTGGGCTTTCCCCCGGTAATCGTTGGCCTAAAGCTAGTCGAGAACGCACCCGCTCCCCTGCGAAACACTTTCTTTAATGCTCCAAGGGTAGGGGCTTTCCTTGAGGGGTGCTTGTCCTTGAACTCGGCAATCTTGTTCTTCAATGCCTCCTCGTTCTCGGCTGAAATCTCAATGTCACCAGCTTTGCTTCTGGTGGATGCCGTGCCTTCGGGGTTCTCCTTTGAGCCTTTGATTCGCTCCTTGGGAGGGGCTGGGGTTTGGGAGACTGGTCGGGCTAGTTCTTGCTTCTTATCGGTAATCGGCCCGCCAACAATCCAAGCGTCACAAGTCCTTTTGGCCGCACACTTAAAGTCAAATATCTCGCAGTAACCGAGATCGCCACCAATAGCCACTTCGTTTGCGTCCTCGCCAATGCCCTTCTTAATGCACCCTAGAACTTTGCTCCTCTGGTCGAAGGCCGCACAATTACCACAAAGCATCTTCTTGGCCGTGACTACATCGCCTTGGAACTCGTCTGCCTTGGCTTTCCAGTAAGCATCGTTTGGCTCGTTCGGATTGGCGGGGCCGTAGTTCGCATCGTCCACCGCTGTCTGCCTATTGGCTAGATTTGTTTTGATGTCTTGGGTTGCGATTGGGCAAGATGGTTCTGCTAGTTCTTTAGAGTTTTGTCGCAATATATTTTTTGCATAAAGCAACATAGCCTCTTTGTGCTTTTCTGTTGTAAAAATTTCAGGGGGAAATATCATAAAAGTTTCGGGCCTTTAAATTTTTTGTATAACTCATAGACATCTGCATCATATTTTTTACCATTGATGTGTCCAGCGAAAGTTTCGGAGACAAACTCTAGGGGGTCTTTTTGGGCATATTGACTAACTTTGCCCGCAATACTCTTTTGAGAATCTGCTTCAGAGCCAGAGCCAAATGAGTTGGTTGCGTAGGCATTCCATTGGTCAGACCCTATCGCTCGCAAATGAGAGTTATGAGCGTATTCGTGTGAAAAAATATCTTTTGATGATAGATATTTAGATTCCACTAGACTATCAATTTGATTCGCCAATCTATCTCCGCTTTGATTATATTGCTTGCTGAATATCATCTCTGATTTTCCGTCCTCACCAGTTGATGCAACCGCAAATGACCCAGCAAATGCAGAGCCATATTTTTCACCTAAATCAGCGGTTAAAATTCTTTCTGGTGGAGGGATATCATAGCCCATATCTTTTAGCCTAGAAAATGATTTTTCAATTTCATCTGCTCTATCAGCATTTTCCGGTATATTTGCATCAACCCCAGATTCCCTAAATCTATCTGTAATTTGATCTTTCCTTGATTTTGCCTCTCTCTTTGGTGGTTCTGGGAGTTTTGGAGGTGGGGGCGGTGGAGTTGTGTCTTTTTGTTTTTTAGGCTTCTCTGTTTTACCTTGGGGCGTTGGTCTTTTATATCCCTTCGGAAACTTTCCACCGGGTCGGGTGGGCGTATAGCCTCCCTTGAGTGGGGGTCTGCCATAACCCTCCGCACACTTGTTGTCTGGCCCGAAAGTTCCACCCTCATCTTGCCCACAATCTCTGCCAGCAACGAACTCTGTTTTCTT